TTCAAATGCCTTTTGGCACGAGTTCGCCATTAGTGTCATTCTTTGCTCAAATGTCAAACTCATATTTTCAAATTTCTTGTCTATGCTATCTGTAGCTCCCAGTAAGGCGTTCTTAACAATGTCTGCCGTTATCTTTCCGTCGCTTGCCATTTCTTTTAATTTCCCAATAGGAACATTCATATAATCGGCTATATCCTGCATTATCGGAGAAGCGGCTTCAAATACGGCATTAAATTCTTCGCCTCGTAATACACCAGAACCTAAAGCCTGTGTAAGCTGTAACGTAGCACTTGCCTGTTCCTGTTGCGAGGCACCAGCAATGGCAAATTCCTTGCTTAAATTCTTAGCAAAGTTTAAAGTTTCTTGATTATTATTAAACACACCACCGGCTCGTATACCTAATTGGGCAACCGAATTTTGCAACTGCATGTAATCAGTTCTTGCCTCTTGTGCGGCAGCAAAAATATCATCTTGAAACTGCTGTGTTGTTTGCAAGCCGTCGTTCATAAGGTTTAAGCGGCTTGTATTATTGGCAAGCTCGTCACTAAAATCCAATGATGCTCTAACACCTTGTGCTAAAGCCTTTATACTAAAGTACCCTGCCGCCAACCTTGTTATTCTTTTAAAGACACCACCAACTGCATTTCCTTGTTGGTTAACAGCATTGTTGGTTTGGCTTGTAGCATTATTTAATTGATTTTGAATATTTAAAGTTTTGCTTACTGCATTATACTGTTGATTTTGGATATTAAGTGTCTGATTATAAATAACATTTTGCTGATTTATAATCGGAATTAACCGGTTTTGGGCAGATACTGTACTGTCTACTGCTTCTGCTTGTTGATTAAGTGTAGAATTTAATTTATTTTGTTCATCAACTTCTTTTTTTATTCCACTTGCAGCATTATTAATTTGTCCCTGTATAGCATTTAGGTTGCTTTGGGCTTGTGTTACGCCAGGGTTAAACATATTCTCAGAACTGGTATGGACTTTGTTCATCGCCGTAACCATTTCGTTAAGGGTGTTTATGACCCCCTGTAAAGGACCACTCATTAAGTCATTTAAAACAAGACTAACAGATACTTGTGCCATTTCTCCATCCCCTTATTTAACCTTTTCCAATTTGTCATAAGCACTTTTTTTACTTCCTTCATATTCTTCTATGCAAGCAGAAATAAAAGCACATTCTTTTTGAGACATCTTCAGAACCTTAGAGGGTGGCCACCCATACTGAGTAAAACAATAAAATGCTATCCCAGTAAGGTAATCGCCCTCCTTAATTAGTTTTT